CCCTGTTTGCCAATATTGTCGAGGCTGCACAATGGGCAATCGAACGCATTACCAACCTCTCGCGCACCATCCGCGGCATAGGGATGGTCAAGGCCGGAAAGCTCGACCTGCTGGAGTTCGCCGGCATGGGTCCGGAAGATCTGGAAAAATGGTTTTCATCGTTTGACTCGGGAACCCAAAAAATTACCTCCCGTTTGCAATCAGCCCGAGCAGAGCTTGCGGCCATGCGTGAGGGCGGCAATGCCGACCGCAGGCAGGGCTTATACCAGGAGATCCGAGAGCTTGAATTTGCCCTGGAGCAGGCCAAAGAAGTAGCAGCCGCAAAAAAAGCGGCGGCCAATAATGTCAAACCTGTTTTTTCGGGTGGATCTGTCGTGCCGTTTTCGCCCACCGCCACCAAACCCGCCTCCTCCGCAGCAGCCGCCGAACGCGCCCTCAACGCCGAAATCGCCGCCGGTCTCCGCTTCCGCGAAGCCCAGGCCGAGCTCAACGCCGATGTCTTTGCCGAGCAGGTCGCCCGCCTGGATCGGGAGCGCCAGCAGTACATCACCACCTGGGCAGACAAGGCCAAGACCGCCGAAGAAAAAGAAAAACGCATCACCGAGATTGCCGCCTGGTACGCAGCATCCCGCGCCGAGATCGAGCAGCAGGCCGCGCAGAAGGCAGCCAATGACCGCCGCGCCCTGCTGGAGTCCGGCGTTGCCCTCAAAGAGGCCGAGCTTGCCCGCCAGGTTGCCGCCGGCACCATCACCGCAACCGAGGCCCTTGCCGCGCAGGTCGACCTGCTCCGCCAGCGCCAGGCCATCCTCCAGGAGCACCTCGCCACTATGCCCAAGGCCACCGCCGAGGACATCACCGCCTACAACACCCAGGCCGCCGCCCTGGCCGGCGTCAACGCCGAATTGGCCGTCACCGGGACCCGGCTGCGCCTCACCAACAGTTTCGAAGCCCTCAAGCAGGGCCTGGCTGATATTGCCAACAGCAGCGCCGAAAGCGGAGAGGCCATCCGCTCCGCCCTGCAATCCGCCTTTTCCGGCCTGGACAACACCGTTGCTAATTTCGTCACCGGGACCAAGGCCAGCTTTGGCGATATGGTCAACTCGATCCTCGCCGACCTTGCCCGTATCGCCTCGCAAAAGCTGATCAGCCAACCCTTGGCCGCCGGCCTCTCCGGGATGCTTTCCGGGATCAGCCTCAACGCCCGTGGCGGCGTCTACCGCTCGGTTGGGCTCTCGGCCTACTCCAATTCCATTGTCAACCAACCCACCGTGTTCCCCTTTGCCCGCGGCATCGGCCTGATGGGCGAGGCCGGACCCGAAGCCATCCTCCCGCTGAAACGCGGACCAGGCGGCCGCCTCGGCGTCGAGGCCAGCGGCAGCGGTGGCGTGGTGGTCAACGTCATCGAGGCCCCCGGCAAAGGTGGCCAACAGCAGCGCCGCAGCGATGGCGGCGTCAATGTCGTTGATGTTTTCGTTGAGCAGATCAAACAGTCAGTGGCCACGGACATCGTCCGCGGCTCCGGCCAGATCCCGGCGGCGCTCTCCTGGACCTACGGCCTCAATCGCGCCGCCGGAGCTTACTGATGGCCAGCTATCCCGCCAGCCTGCCGCGCCCCCAGATTGCCGGCTACCAGATTTTGCCCACCGATCCGGTCACCCGCACCGAGATGGAGGGCGGCAACAGCCGCGCCCGCCGCCGCACCGCCACCCGCCGCGATATGATCGGGGTGGCCTGGAAGTTCACCGCCGCCGAAATGGCGATTTTCCGCTCCTGGTTCGAGGCGTCCGATGGTGCAGACGGCGGGGCCGCATGGTGGAACGTCTCCCTCGATACCGGCGACGGCGGCAGCCTCACCGCGGTGGAGTCCCGCTTTGCCGGGATCTGGCAAGCCGAGCTCCGCGCCTTGACCTGGGTGGTCACCGCTCAGCTGGAGGTTCGTTATGCCTGATACCACCCTCTCGGCCGCCATCAAAGAGGCCTACGCCAGCGCCACCGCCATCGTCTACCATACGCTCGAATTCCGTCACCCGGCATTCACCGAGCCGATCCGGGTGGTCCGCGACCACAATGACCTCCTCGCCACCCTGGAGGCCACCGCGCCGGAAAACCCCGGCGAAGAGGTCCGCTTTGTCGCCTTTGCCTTTGATTTTTCCAAGCCCGAGGTCTCGACCACCGGCGTCCCCCAGCTCACCATCACCATTGATAACGTCAGCCGGGAGATCGTCGGCTCCATCGAGCAGGCCCTCACCACCACCGGCCGGGTCCGGGTGACCTATCGGGAGTATATCGACTCCGACCTCACCGAGCCGCAGAACGACCCGCCCATCCACGCCGACATCATCAGCATCACCGCCACCGTGGCCACGGTCACCGCCGTGGTGGGGTTTCCCAACCTCACCAACCGCAAATTTCCGACCCTGGCCTACACCGCTGAACAGTTTCCGGGGTTGATCGCATGAGCTGGGCCGAAGACTACATCGGCCGCCCCTGGGAGGCCGGGGCCACCGGGCCGGCTGCGTTTGACTGCATGTCTTTTGCCGCCGAAATCCAGCGCCGCCACTTCGGGGTGGAAATGCCCATGATCACCATCCCGGACTACAACGACCGCCGAGCCCTGGTCGGCCTGCTCAATAGCCACGCCGAGCGCCAGCGGTGGGTCCTGGTCGGCAGCCCTGAGCCCGGTGATCTGGTCGTTATCCGCTCCCCGCTCCATCTCGGCATCTGGCTGGCCGATGACGGCGGCGGCGTGCTCCACTGTGTGCGCGGCTGCGGGGTTATTTTCACCCGCGACGCCCACTGGCATCTCTCCGGGCTTGGCCGCCGCCAATATTTCCGTTTCCAGGGGGCGTTATGCAGCCATCGGTAATCTACGTTCAGCACGCGCTGTGCCCGCAGCAGCGCCGCCTCTCGCAATTGTCATCACCCGCAACCCTGGCCGAGCTTGACCCGGCATGGGACCGCCCATACATCGCCCTGCTCAATGGTGCGCCGGTGTTACGCGCCGACTGGCCGACCGCCATGGTCCGCGAGGACGGTATCCTCGTGTTCATCGATGTCTCCAGCGTCCCCCAGGGAGGCGGCGGCTCCAACCCGCTGCGGATCGTGCTCATGGTCGCCACCCTGGCCGTGGCCATGGCCATCCCTGGTGGCGGCTTTGCTGCGGATATGATGTTTGCCACCGGATTTGGTCCCGCGAGTTTTTGGAACGGGGTGGCTGCTGCGGGGGTAATGTTCGCCGGGAACGCTCTCACCAATCTGGTCGCTCCGGTCCCTGCTCCATCGGTCGGAAAAATCGCCAGTAACGAAGTCTCACCGACCTACACCATCACCGCCCAGGGCAACCAATCGCGGATCGGTGCTGCTATCCCTGAGCATTTTGGCCGCCACATGGCCTATCCGGACCTTGCCGCCCAACCGTATCAGGAGTTCTGGGCCAACGAGCAGTATGTCTACACCTTGCTGTGCATTGGCCGGGGTGAGTACGATGTTGAGGGCATCTATATTGAGGATACCCCGATTTCCTCATTCGCCGAAGTCAGTTATGAGCTGGTAGGGCCAGGTGAAGCGGTAACCCTTTTCCCCAGCAGTGTGGTTTCCGCCGCAGAGGTCAGCGGTCAGACGTTGGAATACAATACTGTGGTCGGCCCGTTCACCCTCTCCGCTGCTAATACGGTGGCCAACGCTGTGGCCTTTGATTTTGTCAACCCGCGCGGGATGTATTACGCCCGTGATGATGGAAAATTGGGAGAGATCCAGGCAAATCTGGTGGTTGAGCTACGAAAAATTGATCAGTACGGTAATCCCCTAGGGTCTTGGTATAACCCACAGGAGCCCCACTATCTCAAAGTGTTGGTAATGGAGTATGATTCCAAAGGCAATCTAATCCTCAACACCTCTGACGGGATGACCACCGAAATCGTGCTGCGCGGGCATACCGCCAGCGTGGTGCGTACATCCATCAAATATGCGGTCGATCCTGGCAGGTATCAGGCCAGAGTCACCCGGATTGATCAGCCCAATACCTCTGATCGCGCCGGTGATGAGGTGGTATGGGCCGGTTGCAGGGCCTATCTTGAGGATGATAATTTTTACGGCGATTGTACCCTGTTGGCTGTGCGGATGAGGGCTACCGGCCAGTTGTCCGGCATGACTGCACGCAAGATTAAGGTCGTTGCCACCCGTAAGTTGCCTCGCTGGACAGGGACCGCCTGGACCTCACCAGAGGCCACCACCTCCCCGGCCTGGGCGCTGGCGTATTGCTGCAAGCAGATTGGCTTATCCGATAGCGAAATTGATCTAGCAAGCCTGTTGACGCTGGCGGCTACCTGGGGAACACGCGGCGACGAATGCAATGGCCGGGTGGATAATTTCCTCGGGTTCTGGGATGCGCTCACCAAGATCGGTTCAGCTGGCCGGTGCAAGCCCTACATGCAGGGCGGGGTAGTGCACTTCTTTCGAGATGCCGCCGCGACCGTTCCGGTTGCCCTCTTCAGCCAGCGCAATATCGTCAAGGGCTCCTTTGCTGTTGATTACCTGATGCCCACCACCGATACCGCCGATGCGGTCAACGCCAGCTATTTTGATGATGCGACCTGGGCGGCCTACACGGTCAAGGCTGCCCTGCCGGACTCCACTGCCGAGCGTCCCGCCGATGTCGAGTTATCCTTTATCACCGACCGCGATCAAGCCTATCGCGAGGCCATGTATCAGGCGGCATGTAACCGTTACCGCCGCAAGATTATCAAGTTCCAGACTGAGATGGAGGGTTTTATCCCCTCCTTCGGGGATCTGGTCGTCATCCAGCATGATATGCCCGGTTGGGGCCAGTCCGGGGAGGTGGTCGCCTACGAAAGCGCCACCAAAACCTTGAGTTGTTCTGAGCCAGTGACCACCGGCAGCGGCACCTTGCAAATCGGGTTGCGTCGTCCCGATGGCTCGTTTCAGGGGCCGATCACCGTCACCATCGATGCCGAGGATAACGCTGTCCTCCACCTGGCAACCGCGCCGGATTTTACCCTGGCCATCGATGGCAAGGGAGAGCGCACCCATTATGTGTTCGGCTGGTCCGAAACCTGGGCGCAAAAAGCCCGTGTGCTCCGGGTGGTGCCGAAATCGTTGACCGCTGTTGAGATCGAGGCGGTCAACGAGTCCGATAATGTGCACACCGCCGATGTCGGCATCTTTACCCCAGAGCGGCCCACCAGCCAGTTGCCTGGGACCGTGTCCACCCCGGCGGTCACCGGTCTTGCCGCCACCGCGCTCCCTGCCGATCCGACGACCATGATTCTGTCATGGAAGTCCGCCGCCGGGGCGGACCATTACCTTGTCGAAATCTCCAACGGTAACGCCGGACCATGGGAACCGGTGGGCGACTGCCGCACCAACAGTTATCGCCTCAAGGCGGTCTACGGTCCAGAAACATGGGCAAGGGTCGCCCCGGTGGGGTTGAACCAGGGGCCGTGGGTAACGGTGCAATACTCGCCCAACCAGGCATACCTGTGGAACAACACCGCCTCCGCCCTGACGGCCACTCTCCAGGACGGGCAGATCAACCTCAGCTGGGACAATAGCACGGACTGGACCGTCGCCGGGTACGAGATCCGCGTTGGCGCGAGCTGGGATGCTGGCGAGGTCATCGCCCGCCAGGTTGCCGGCAACACTATGGCTTGGCAACCGCCGGACGATGGGGATAAGACCTTTTGGCTGAAAGCCATTGACGCTTTTGGCACCTACGCTACAACACCCGCTTCAGTCGTTTTTTCAGGGACCGTGCCCGCGCCAACCACTCTCACTGCTATCAGCGGGGACACGGGTATTTACCTCTCTTGGGGTATTCCGGTCGATTATGTGCCACGCTACACGGAGATATGGCGAGCGACCAGCAACAACCGCGCCGCCGCCATCCTGATTGCCACCGCCAACGGGACTACGTATACGGATGTGCCACACCAGGATGGTGAATATTACTATTGGGTTCGTTTTGTCGGCAAGCTCGGCTTCGCCGGAGCCTACAACGCCACCTCTGGTGTGTATGGGACCGCAGGCGGAGACTATACCGCACCGGCAGCAGCCACCAATCTAGTTGCCACCGGTGGACTGGGCGTTATCTTTTTGACCTGGACCAACCCGGCATCGACCAATCTCGATCTGGTGGAAATCTACCGCCACACCAGCAATAGCCGCGCCGCTGCCACCCTCATCGGGACGTCAAAAGTGGCGATGTACTCCGATCCGGTGGAACCTGGATCGACCTATTACTATTGGGTCCGCACTCGATCAAAGGTTGGCGTCGTTGGTCCGTACAACGCTACCAGCGGTGTTTTGGGCCAGTCGAGCGTGTTGGCTGACACTATTATCGATGCGTTACAGGGCGAGTTGGATGAGTCTGTACTCACCGAAGATTTGCGTGCTCGTATTGATCTGGTCGACGCTGAAGGGACCGGACTGGTCACACAAATAGCCGACTTGACCGCCATCTACGGAGATACCGCCAGTGCCGCACAGTCTGCCCTGGATGCAATCGCTGCTGCCGCTGATGCCGAAGTAGCCCGTGATCAGGCCGTCACTGCCAAGACCAGTGCCGAAACCGCCGCCGGGAACGCCAGCACCTATGCTTTCAATGCCAGCGAGTCCGCCACCAGTGCCGCCGGGTCTGCCTCAACGGCCACCACCCAGGCCGGAACCGCCACCACCGCCGCCAATAACGCCGGAGCATCGGCCAACGCTGCCAGCACCCACGCCAGCAATGCCGCTTCCTATGCCGATGACGCCGAAAATTACTCTGTCGCGGCCAGCGGATCCGCCACCAACGCTGCATCAAGCGCCGGTAATGCGCTCACCTACGCTGGGCAGGCCGCGCAATCGGCCACTGATGCCGATGGCTACGCCACCAGTGCCGCGCAATCCCTGCTGGCCATCGAGGCCATTGGCGGCAATGCCGCTTCCCTGTTCCGTGAGACTTTTGATTCCGATTCCACCTCCTTGTGGACCAGCACCTCCGGCAGCGGTGAAATCAGTATCGAAACCACCACCGGTGCGGTCATGGGCGGTAAGATCCTCCGCATTGGCAACAACTCAGGCAATGATCAGCGCGCCCTGATCCACACCAAGCGTATCCCCCTGGATACCACCCGTGTCTATCGGATGCGGGTCATCGCCCGGCAGACCGCCGGGACAGGGCGGGCGTATTTCGGGTGGGCAGGTTTTGATGAGGAAGGCACGGCCTACGTCAACACCTCGGGTGTCGACGCGTCTACCGGACAGCACTACCACACCGCGTCCAATGTCGACATCCCCACCAGTTGGACCACTTACACCGGGTTCAGCCAGGGGGCAGCCGCCACCGGCGAATCAACCCCAGGAACCGAGGCAGATCCTTCAAAATTCCATTCCGCCGTCAGATATATCTCGCCGATGGTGATCGTTAATTATTCTGGCGTCGCCGGGATAACGGAGATCGACTCCATCGTCGTCGAGGATGTCACAGACGCGGTGGAGAACAGCGCCGCCATTACTACTTTGGCGACCACCACCGCCTCAGCAGACATCGCCAACGCTTCGCAGATTAGCACTGTGCAGGCCCGGCTCGATTCGGGCGATTTTGCCGCCGTCAAGGTGGAAAGCTCGACGAACGCCTCCGATGTCACCGGCATCCAGGCCAAGTACGCCGTCAAGGTCCAGGCTAACGGCTACGTCACCGGTTATGGGCTGGTGGTCGATGCCAACACTGCCACGCCGACCTCCGAGTTTGCCATTGTCGCTGACAAGTTTTCCATTGCTCCGGTTTCGACCGACCATACAGCCAGCGACGGCAGCCCGTTTTTCTACCGGACCACCTCGACCACCATCAACGGCGTTTCGGTCCCGGCAGGCGCGTACATGAAGGCGGCCTTTATCCATGATGCCTCGATCACCACCGCCAAAATCCAGGATCTTGCCGTCTCCACGGCTAAAATTGCCAACCTCGCCGTTACTGACGCCAAAATCGAAACCCTCGCCGTCTCCAAACTCACCGCCGGGTCAATCACCAGCCAGGATATTACCCTGGCAGGAACAAGCGCCATCCACTCTACCGGGTGTTCATACGGCGGAACCGGGGTTTTCCTGGGGTACAGTGGATCGGCCTATAAATTTTCCGTGGGCAATGCCACCACCTATCTGCGCTGGGATGGGTCAGCGCTCTCGTTCACTGGTGACTTGAACACATCTGGTGTGATGAAATGCACTGGTCCCGGGTACGCATCCGATGGATTGAGCACTGCTTGTATCGTCGGCCACAATACCGGCCTGCAGAATGGCGTCGTTGGTCGAGCGAATCTTGCATACGGGGTTGTTGGCAGAACGGATGGGGCGTCATTTGCTGGAGTGCTCGGCAGTTCCTCCGTCAACGGCACAACTGGAGTGCTCGGCAATGTCACAGGAACGGGAAGTTTGGCCGTGGATGCACATTGTCTCGGGGCTAACAGTGTTGGGCTGTATGCTCGTGGATTCGGTACAGACTCCAAGGCAATTTACGCGACGACAGGGAGCAATTCAAAGGTCGCATTGGAAACATACGGGAAGATCGAATGTAGTTCCACGGCCCGTATTAGTGGCCAATCAAACCCCACCAGTGGTGCTGGCCTGGAATTGCTCTACGGCTCTGTCGGCCAAAGCTACGCACTCAGCTACGACCGTGATGTGGGGGCCTACAAGCCGCTCATCCTGGCTGCAAAAAACGTCGGCATCGGCCACTCGATGGTCACTTTTGGCACCAACGCCCAATACGTCATCGCCATCGCCAACGGTATCGCCCCAACCACTTCACCTGCGAACACTGGCCAGCTATATGTTGAATCCGGAGCGTTGAAATATCGAGGGTCCAGCGGGACCGTTACCACTATTGCCCCGGCATAACGGAGGAACCATGGCTTTATCCACCAATTACACCTGGCGCGGCGTCACCATCAACGATGCCTACATCCGCGTCGATCACATCCTCGGCGGCAAACGTGAGGGACGAATCACTCCGGAAATGCCAGGAGAGCAAATCTGGTCGGCAACGGTCGGCATCTACGCTGACAGTGCTCAGGATGTGCCGATTACCACCCTATCCGTAATTGTACCGATGGTGATTGAGGATACCCCTTTCGACACCATTTATACTCACCTCAAAACCCTCCCCGAGTTTACCGGGGCAACTGATTGTTGATGGAGACCGCCATGAAAAGAATGATTGTGTTGTTGTTGCTCTGGGCGGTCACCTTGACCGCCTGCGGTCAATCCACCATCGGCAACGGCCAGGTGGACCCGGTGGAAGAAGCCGCTTTGCAGGTTGCCGTCGGCGCGGCGCTCTCCGCCTATCCCCAGGCCGCAGGCCCGGCCTACCGGGTGAGTTATGGCTTGCTGCTGGTGCTTGACGCCGACAGCAAAGCAACACCTGCCCTGCTTGACGCCGCCCTGGCCGCCGAAACCAGCCGCCTGCACCTCGACCGCCAGACAGCCGCCTCCTTTGCCGAGCTGGTGCAGCTCATCCGCGCACAGGTGGTGGCCACACTCCAGCGCGAGCAGGTCCAGCCGGATAACCGGGTGGTCGTCCTCCGCCAGTTGATCGAAATTGTCAACCGTGCCGCCAAGGCCCGCATCGGCCAAGAGGGACCATGACCCTACTCACCGATCATGCCGGAAAAATATCCAGCAACCGCGCCGTTGCCGTGTGGGCGTGGGGTTTGTTTGGGGTTTGTTGGGCCTACGCGTCCATCAAAGCTGGAACCGTGGCCGAGATCCCCGAATCCGCCCTGGTGCTGCTCGGACTCGCCACCGGCGGCAACCTCGGCAACCGTTATCTCAATGAGCGGCCAGCAGCCGCAAAGGAGGCCGCCCCATGACCGTCGGCGAAATCTCAACCCTGTTGGGCGTGGTGGCCGTTTCCTGCGGATTTTTGGGCTGGATCGGCCGGGGCATCTGGTTTGCCTCGGGCAGATCCACCACCCTGGACAGCCACGACCGCGCCATTGCCGCTATCAATACCCGCTGTGAGCAACAAAAAAAAGAAATCCTCGCGGAAGTCAAGCAGGCGGTCTGCGATGCCATGCGCCACGCCATCAAGGATTTGGAGCTGGAATACAGCAAGCGCCAGGCAGCCGCCGAAAAAGACCTCGCCCTCCACGGAATCCGCATCGATGCGGTGGAGTCTGATGTCGAAAACCTTTTTTGCCGGGTGCGCGATCTTGAGAAAAAACATGAGGTGCAACAATGAGCCTGACCAATCCGCCCTACGCGATCCTGAAAAGCGACCTGGAGCAGGTGATTGCAGACGATGAAGGCTACCGGGCCGAAATCTACCGCTGCACTGCGGGCAAGCTCACCATCGGCTACGGGACCAACCTTTCCGCCGGCCTGCCCGAGGATGAGGCCCTCATCCTGATGCGCTACCGGCTCTCCAAGCTCGACGCGGCCATGTGCCGCCTCTGGCCATGGTACCCCGGCCTTACCGACCGCCGTAAAATGGCCCTGCTCGCCATGGCCTACCAGATGGGCCTGGAGGGGCTGCGTGGTTTTCGCAAAATGCTTGCCGCCATCGAGCGCCAGGACTGGCAGGAGGCCCACAGCCAGGCGCTCAACAGTAAATGGGCCAAACACGACACCCCGCAGCGCGCCGCCAGGGTGGCGGCCATGCTGCTTGATTGACCGTAAAAAATAACAGGAGAACGACACCATGGCACTCATTTTAACCGATCTCGGCGCCGACGAAATCCTCAAGACCTTTTTCAACAATACCCGTCCTGCCGGCGGCAACAACCTTACCCTGCGGCTGTTCGTCAACGATGTCACCCCGGCACAAACCGGTATCAGCTATACCGAGGCCACCGGAGGCGGGTACGCCGCCAAGACCATGGCCAACGGATCGTGGACGGTCAACCCGGCCAGTGATCCCTCGGAGGCCACCTACGCTCAGCAGGTGTTCACCTTCACCGGCACCCTGACCACCAACACCACCATTTACGGGTATTACGTGACCGACGCCGACAACACCGTACTTTGGGCCGAGCGGTTGACTGCGCCCTTTACTCCGGCCAACGACGGCGACCATGTGGATATCACCCCGAAATTCCAGATGAGCAGTGGCACCCCGGCATAACATTACGCCGACAGCCGCTACACCATGGGAACCATCAGAGTTGAGACATTTGACGTCGATGTAGGCGCAGACGGCAGCACCTACACCCTCGTTAACGATGTAGGTGCGCTCTCTCGGGCGTTCATTCGCCACAACGCGCCGACCGACAAGGCATTGCCTTGACTGGCGATGGCGGGGCGGTCTGCGGACACGACTCCCTACTCCGTGATGGACTTGGCGAGCCCATCCTCGATGGGGCAGGGCAGTACATCGAGACGGACCAATGGTTGGCCCGTGCGGTGGTCGTCTCTGGCGATGGCGGGGCGGTTGTTGCTGGTTCGGCTGCTATTGCCGCCGAAGGCGGAGTTGTCGAGCAATCCATTGCTTTGACTGGCGATGGCGGGGCGGTCTGCGGCGGGGAAGCCCTTACCAGTAACACCAATTTAGCCCACGCCACTCAAATTGCCACAGGCGGTGCGGTCGTTGGCGGGCAATGGGGATGCCTACGGGCTGTACTCCACCCCGTGTCGGGCGGTGCCCTTGCTGGAGGTGCGGCATCGGCAACGGTGGTCAATCTCCAGTCTGTATCGCTTGTCGCCACAGGTGGTGCGGTCACTGGCGGAATGGCCGCGACGGACTCCGTCAACCTGGCAACGCTCGAAATGGTCGCCACAGGCGGGACTGTGGTAGGCGGGGCATCCACACACAGGGTAGCACGGGCCAGCTCATTTTCAGGCGGCGCGGTGGCCGGAGGGGATGCCGCTATCGCTGTCAGTGGCTTGCAGGTTGCCACAAAGACCGGTATTGGCGGCAGCGTCGCGAGTGGCGTGGCTGCTGTGCAGGCTGCGGCCACCTACACGGGCAGCGCCGGTGTTGTTTGCGGCGGACGATCAGCGATTGCCGTGAGTCGATGGCACCTTTGCAGTGGTGGCGCTGTCGCCGGTGCTACTGCTTCCGCGACGCGAGCGGTCCGCATTCAACCGGCAGGTGGACTTGTGGTCGGTGGGGCGGCGGCTGTCTCTTCAGCTGGCCTGCAAACGCTCTCTTTTGTTGGCCAAGGCGGACCGGTCGTTGGTGGCCGAGCCGGGCAATCCATAGCGGTTGACTGCTTAGCAAGCGGCGGGTCCGTCATCGGCGGCGTTGCCGCTCAAACGTCGGCCAATGTGTCCTGGCGGACAATCCTTGCCGAGGGTGGAGCCCTGGTGGGTGGCGTTGCCGCAAAAACCATCCACAGCACGGAAGCGGGAAACGGCGGAGCGGTCTGTGGAGGAATAGCGGCTACTCTCCGAAGCCGCACCATGGACATGTTCGGCGGTTGTCTCGCTGGCGGGGCAGCCTGCTCGGTTGGGTTACGTGGCCGATATTTTCCGGTGTACACGTTCACCCGTCCTGAGACCATTACCACGTTTCACGTGCCAGAGAAAATCACCACGTTCACCCGTCCTGAGACCATTACCACGTTTCACGTGCCAGAGAAAATCACCACGTTCACCCGTCCTGAGACCATTACCACGTTTCACGCGCCAGAGAGATAACCAATGGAAAGAGTGCAAAAACAGCCATACGAGGAGTTCCCGATATCGGTCAACTTCAACCGAAACTTTACTGATGGCGAGGCGATAGTGAGTCAGACCGTCACCGCCTATGACAAAGACGGCGTTGACGCTTCGGCCCAGGTAACCCATCAGTCAACCATTACCAATGATGAGGCTGGCAACGTTATTGTCACCGTGCTTGGAGGGGAGGAAGCGAAAAGCCCGTACAAAATCAGCGTTCGGTGTGTAACGACCACAGGCAACAAATGGGAGCATGACGTACAGCTCCGAGTGAGAGATTTATGAGAACAAACACCTCTATTTTTTGGGCTGCTATTCTCTTGGTGGCGGCTCTGGCTGGCGGGGCTACGGGAGCGTTGATCACCAGCTATGCGGTGAAGCCCTCTCCGGTGGCGGCGGACAAGGTGCTGTTGATCGACAGTGCTGACCCGACAGCGACCAAAACCGCCACACTCTCCAGTCTCGGGGCTGTGGTGGTGGATTGGGCATCGCCTGGAGTCATTGGCTCGACCACGCCAGCAGCTGGGACTTTTACCACGATCACGGCGGATGGCTTTGATTTCGGTGACCCGGCCAGTGGCGAGACCGGCGAAATCGGCCTGCCCGAGGATCCGGACAATGGGACCAACACAATCACGCTCAAGGCCCCTGCGAATTTGGCCGCTGATATCGTGCTGACTCTGCCATCTGGAGTGGCTCCGACAACAACGACAGACGCCTGTACCGCCGGGCAATGGTGGTACACCACCGGCTATTGGTATGTGTGCGTGGCCACCAACACCTGGCGGCGGGCAGCCCTTAGCACATGGTGACGCCATGAGGGCCTTCATCATCATCTGGTGGCTGCTGATCTCGGCCCCTGCTTTCGCGGCGGTCAACACCGTGACGCTTACCTGGCAGCCTGACCCATCCTGGCAGGTGGCAGCGGGTGGAACCTACCTTGATTTGCCGATTGAGTCAGTGACCGTCTCCAGGCGACTGGCGGTCAGGATTTTTTCCTATGGCCAGCTGATCGGCGAGGTGTGGGACGATCCGGATCATCGAGAGGTCAATATCTCTGTGGACATGGGCAACAGTCCTATCACCCATATCCGCGGCCAGGCGGTGGCATACGAATGCGGTCCGTGGAAAGCATCCACAGCCTTTGCCCAAGGCGATAGGGTGTGCAACGGGACGCTTTACCCAAGTAGCAAATATTCCATGGTCGTGACCACGGCTGGAATCACTGGAGCCGAAGAACCGGAATGGCCGGTCGGGCACCCGTTTGTTCTGGCCCTGGCAGACACATTGGCGGCATCAGCAGCGGTGGACAATGGCGACGGCACTGTGGGTATCCCGGTTGTCGGGCACCCGTATTTTGCAGGACAGTCGGTCGTGATCAGCGGCACCACCAATTACGACGGCAACTACACTCTGCCCGACCAGGCCCTTGGGAGTGCTGATGTGGTGGTGATCACCACCACATATGCCGCAGAGACCTTTACCGGGACAGAAACTGTTGCCATCGCAGACAGTGCAGTGGTCGACAACGGCGACGGCACGGTCGATATCCCGTGCCCGGGCCATGGCTTTGCCAGCGGCCAGGACGTAACGATCAGCGGCACCACCAACTATGACGGGCTCTACACTCTCGGTGCGCAAGCAGATCCGGACTGGTTGACCATCACCGCCACCTATGTTGCCGAGCAGATCGAGGGCGGCCATGCCATTGACACCACGGTATCCGATGGATCAGTGGTGTGGACATTCACCGATGCGGATCCGGAGCTGGTGGCGCTCGAATCCGAACCATGCCGACGCTTGATTGGCCGTGCCAACGGTACAGGCCAACTCCGCAAATCGGGCACCAAATTCAGCGTGGGGTATGGGCCATGATCAAACGGATATTCTTGCTGGCGTTGCTGCTTGCCCCGGCGCTTGCCTGGGCGGAAACACGATCGATACACGTTACCTGGGAGTACGCGCCTCCGGAGGAACCGGAAGTGACCGGGTATCAGCTGTACCAAGACGGGGTAAAGCTCGCCAACTGTTACTGGGCCGGAGCCGAAACCGCTGCAGGGGATTGTACCGTCACTGTTGCCCCGGATACCAAAGCGGTCTTCACCCTGAGCGCCCCGTTCGCTGACGAAACCGAATCACCACACAGCAGCCCCTACTACTGGGCGCACTATGTGACGATAAAGCTCGGCAAGTTCGCGCCCAAAGGTGGTCGGCGGGGATGGGTGGGCTTGCAATGAACACTTGCCAGATTGATGCATGCGGAAAACCCGTCCACGGGCACGGCTACTGCCGAAGCCACTACGAAAAATGGAAACGTCGCAATCCCTCTCCACCCAAGGTCGAGGATCTTCCCGGTGAACGCTGGGCGGATATTGCCGGGCATCCTGGACTGATGATTTCCACTATGGGCCGGATCAAATCCGCCAGGAGGAAAAACGAACGGCTTATAAAACCACGATTGGTCGATGGTCGGATGCTGGTTGGTGATCACCATCTTGGCAATATCACTGTGCATTTGGCCGTGCTGCGGGCATTCGACCCGGCGGGCGAAAGAGACGAAGGCAAATCGGTTTTCATTGACGGCGACCCAAAAAACTGCGCCCTGACCAACCTCAGGTGGGACACCTCAGCCGACCGCATTGAGCGAGCCATAGCCATGGCAGAACAGTCCCCCAGCCCCTGGGCCGCTGATTTCGCGGCTTTCTGGCGGGGAGATCGATCGGCGCTGGACCGCTTCTTTTTTGAAATGCGAAAACTGCTGCTCTCGGTGTATCGGCGAAAATCAGCAACCTGGAACCACTCTTATCCCCTTGAAGCTGGCGAGTATGCGACGGCGACACTGTACGCCGTTTACCGATCGATCAAGCGAGGCTCTGTTCCACACCTCGATAACCTCCCAGGCTTGGTCCTGACGGCTGGTGACAACATCCTGCGCCAGCACCACCGGTACGCAGCCAGGCTGACAGCTTTTGCGAGCAGCGACGATGAGCATACCTCAACCGTGGCCGATGGGATCGGATGGACCACCCCCTCCCCCGAGACCCTGCTGCTTGCAAAAGAGGCATCCTACAGACAATAGAAGGAGAGAATTCGACATGGAAACACTTGGTCAAAAACAGCGCCGGTTTGCCCGTATGGTGGCAAAACTGATCAATAAAGCCTACGCAATGGGCTACGAGGTAACTCTCGGGGATGCTTACCGAGACCCCCGTGTGCATGGTGTTTTCGGGGAGAAAGAAGGTTATGGCGCCGGAAGGAGTTGCCACAAGCTCCGTCTGGCCATTGACCTCAACCTGTTTCGCAACGGGCGATACCTCGAACGCTCGGAGGATCACCGGCGGCTCGGCGAGTGGTGGGAGAGCCAGGGGGCACATGGGGAGGGCGTTTCCGCGACGGCAACCATTACAGCTTGGAGCATGATGGAGCAAAATGACTGAAGAAACCGACATCACCCCAAGAGATATAGCGCTGCAGCTGATCGAACTCTCCAGAGAAATGATAGCCTTGGGCGCGACCATGGACTATTTAGGTGGCATGGGGGAAATGGGCGTCCATGGCCGTGAGCTGATCGGCGCCGGCCGGACCACTGCCGGGAGTGCGAAAAAATCATGCCCGGCCTGGTCAACCACTGCCGCCACTATGGACGGTTGCTCATGGGCGAATGGGCGCTGCGCGAAAACTCCACCCGCCTCTCCGCCCTGGCCATCGCTTGCCAACCCCGGGCTATCATGTGGCGGCCGGTCTCGGATCCTCCACTCCCACAAAGGCCGCAATCCGCTGATGGTGAAACAGTCCAAAATCCTCGACAGTAAACTCCTTGGCCTGCCGATCATACCACACCACCACCCCGAGTACCTGCAACGCCCACCTGAGATGCTCTTCTGTTGATTCCCTGGCCATGTTCAGCGGCAAAAAAAAACTGGGGCAAGTCATTACTGACTTGCCCCAGCCGGTATGTCCTAAGTGGTCGGGAAGAGAGGATTCGAACCTCCGACCCCAGCGTCCCGAACGGATGGTTTTCATACGTATTTACTGGGGCTGACGGTCGATTTCGTTGGGTACAGTTGCCCCAACCATCATCAGGTCCACGGCTTGCCGCCGGAGGTCATCGTCAACATGCTGGTACACCCGCATGGTCATGTCCGGGCTGGCATGGCCGAGGATCTCGCTCACAGCTTTCAGGTTTGCTCCACGCCCCAGTAAACGCGTGGCAAAGGCGTGGCGGAGGTCGTACAGCCGGATCCGGCGGAGCACCGTGGCGCGCTTCTTGGCAGCTTCCCAGGCTGTTTTCAATCTATTTATCTGCGCGCCGTGATAGTGAACGATATACCCTGCCCCGTTGTGATCATCTTCTTCGAACCATTTTTGCAAATGGTCAAAGATTTCCTCGTTCAAAGGCACCATGCGCCTCGGTAGCCCCCCCTTTTGCGCGGAGACCACCATGAGCGTTCGATTGATAAAATCGACCGATTCCCACCGCAGACAAAGCAGCTCCTCTCGCCCAGGGCGCAACCCGGTGTGGTAGGTGATCAGCATGGCCCTCTGCAAATGCGGGGCCGCTTTCGCCAGGATCGCCCGGAACTCGGCCTCAGTCGGCGGTGATAATCGCGCATCATCCCTTTTCGGCATCTCATATCCATCCATCGGGTTGCCCGCAATCAATCGCCGCTTGACCGCCCACCGCAGCACTGCCCGGATGTCTGATATTTCCCTGTGCACGGTGGTACGCTTGACCCCATCCTTGGTGACGCGCGCCTGAGCATAGTGATCGATGGCTGCTGGTGTGATCTCGTGGGCCATGGTCTGCACAAACACGGGCAGGATGATGGTGGTCATCTTGTCCGAGGTCAACCGCCAGTTGACGGGGGTCATGGTCAGCCGTTTGGCCTGCAGATATTCGACCACCAGGTCGTAAAACAGGGGGCTGGAGGGCGCGTTTTTCCGGTGTCTTCCCTCCCCGTGCAGCAAAGCATCAAAGTCGGTGGCCGCCCGCCTGGCCTCATCGCCCCGCCCGAAATATTTTTTATTGGTGGTTGGTCGTTCAGGATCCTTGCCGGGTGCGTGGCGTACCATCCAGCGGCCATCTTTGAGTTGGTGGACGCTCATGGCTCAGGTGTTCTTTTTTGTTTTCGGTTTTTTCCCGATAATTTGGTCGATGCTGTCAGTGGCCATGCGGAAGCTCTTGCCCACTATATCCCATGATCTTTTGTTGATCTCTTCTGGTGTCATCGGTTGTGGCAATTGTTTCCTTGGCCTGGGGGGCGGCATTATTTCCAATATGCTGCCAACGCCTCTCCAGAAGTTGCGCATTCTTTTCCCTTTCATAGGTCCATTCCTTTCCCGCCATTCCCGAATGCTTACCATTGGCGCTGCAGGGCGATCAATTTTCCGCATTCTTCATGGCCGATTTTCCTTGAGCCAGTCCTTGAGAGCGTCGTTCATGCGGGTCTGCCATCCCTTGCCTGTTTTTTTGAAGGTTGCGAGCACGTCGGTGTCCAGGCGGACCGTGATTGATTTCTTGGTTCCACTGCCCTTGGGGCGACCTGGTTTTTTGGGTTGCTGCAACATGGCATCAGCGGTTTCCTTGGGGAGCAGCTCGTACAGCACCTCTTTCGCCGGGCGCATCTTGGCGAAATCTTCGTCGGTGAGTTCGAACGTATCGGGATCGGCAGCTATGCCCGCGTTTATCAAGGCGTCTTCAGCGTTGCTTGGCCGCTTGATTTGAGATTTTTTCATATTTTTTGATCTCCCTTTTGTTGGCTTTACGAAAACTGATCACCCTGACTTTCCCCTCTCGCACGGCAAAGACTAAACAGTGCAATCTACGTCCAACCAGGCCGTGAGCGGAAAAGCGGCGTTCTTGGTATTGCTTTCGAATATCCTCGGTTATCAGGGCCGAGTCCCATTCAAAGTCAAGAACGCTGGCAAAATCCACCCCATGATTTTTCAGGTTTGCCGTGCGCTTGTTTTCGTCCCATTCGTATTCCATGGAGTAAATGTAACAACAAAAAGGCTATCGGTAAATGTATTTTTGTATGTACGAAAATATATGTGTAATAGGTAATGTTGCCTATTAAGAGTTCAGGCTGTTACGCCGATTCGCTACCCAGGTGTCTAATCTATAGATCGTTGCCGGCCCGTTTTTTTTCGTGGGTTCCGGATTGACCCTGCAGGACAATCGCGGTAAGGGCTTCGATCTGCTTCATCATTTGATCAATTTTTTCGTCTGTATTTTTCATTTTCCCCTCGTTGATCACGGCCTGTTTGAAGGCTCTTATGTTCGATGCCAACGCCTGCCGGTATACCGTGTCGGATTCGAGCACGGTCCTGGTGTCGCCCAGCATTTCCTCGATTGAAAAATCTTGATCATAGCCAGATTTGTCCTGGGTCGCCATATCCTGAGGGTTTCTTGCATTGACCACGCCAAGTAAACCGTATCTATCCGGATCATGTGTCGCGTTTGTGGTAGATTTTTTTTCTTCCGATATCACGCACCTTTCATATATTGCTGAAATTTCAGGGTGCTCTGAAGGTTTAAGATTTTTATATCCACATGGACAGGCGTTAAATGCGGCTGAGTAATAATTGAGACACTTTGGGCATTGAAGAGCTTTCTTGGCTGTGTATTTATTTTGCACGTCTTTTAACTTGCCAACAACATCAAGTATATACCCATTTTTGTGAAATGGTGAGTTGATCGTGATGCAGTGTGCATCCCTGTCGCCAGCCATTCCGCCTCGCCCCTCTTGATAAGGGTATCCCTTTCCTCCTCGCCCATGATA